TAATTTTCAGGCAAAAGCTTCGGGCTTATTTCAGACCTTATGCCTTTAAACGGAACAAATGATAAAACACCCATTACATAACCACTGGAGTAAGAATAAAATAATCAGACAATGAGCCTCCTGCATATGCAACAACATTTCTTTTTAACCACCATGAAATGTAATCTCCTGGCGCAAGCGAATCAATTAACAGTGCATTATATGAAAACACTCTTGCTGTCCATATAACACCTGCCGGCTCTGTGTTTTCATCAACAACAGATTGCTCTGATGTATTCTTGGCAGCGGTTCCTTTGGCAAAATAAATTTCTGTGTCCTTTGATGGTGTCTGTGTTGATAAATAAATACCTGTATTGTAAGTAACAGCACCATTGTTCTTCATATAAATACAGCGATACTTATCACTTCCTGATACAGCCTCAGAAGAACCAACACTGTTAAAAATATTATCATTAACAGAATTAGGTATGGCAGTCGTAGATATAGCACCACCAAGTGAACCAGACTGCGTTCCTGTGCCACTATAATAAAATGCTATATCATCAGTTATTGCCATATTACCTTACCGCTATCTTTAAGTTATCAGTCCATACAAATCCATTTGTGTTTCCAGCGTCATAAGTAATCACTTTAGCGTTGTAAACACCAACTGGAATACCAGACGAGCCTGCTTTTAAAACAATCTTATTTTGGGACCAGTCTATAGCCCCAGAATTTACATTTGAGTCAATTTTGTTTGTTCCATCAAAATCAATGACCACCCTTGTTATTGCTGGATAGTTTGATATATTGACTCCATTATCATGCAGCTCAAACTCTACAGTATTATCCCTGTTTGAATATATGATGCTTACATTGCTCATAATATTATACCGGGTCAGCGACCTCGTCTTTCCATGCTGGTGTTGATACCGTCCCGCCTGCTGTTAGCGCCTGTGCTGTTGCGGTTGTTACAACATAGTCAACGCCGTCATCAATAACAACATGGTCTGCTGTGCCTGTTGCTGTGATTGATATGCCTGATTTAGCAGCGATAGTTACTTTTCTACCGCTTGTGTCACCATTTGCTTTAGTAAAATCTGATGCGGTTAGCGGTGTACTTGCTAATGCTTTAGCTGCAATATCAGCGTAGCTTGTTGGCTGTCCTGCACAAATTGTTAAAGTTGTGCATGTTGCAATCTTGTCTAATCCGCCGTCAATCATTGCGTCTGTCATCAATTTTGCCATTGTTTATGCTCCTGTTGTGTTCTTTGCGTTTGTGATATTATCTACCATCAAAACGACATCGTTTGTATTTGGTTTTCCGGTTGCAACTGAACCGCTTAAATCTTTCGCCCATCCTGCCCTGCAAAAGTATTCCCCGGTCACATCATCGACAACGCGAACTTCGCCAGTTTCAAATGTTTGGCCGTCATGTTTAAATGTTATTAAAATTTCGATTTTCATAGATTCATCTCAGAGTTAATAATAAAAATAGTTTTGTTTTGCTGCAAAACAAATACAGACCCTTTATTTGTTTGTATTGTTGCCGCCCCATCAATCAATGTTATGTTATCAAGCAACACATCGTGTAGCAAATCACTGACTACTAACGTTGATTGCTGAAGTAGCGAAATATTGTCAATGTTGCTTGATTGATTTAAACCAGATACTGCTAAAAGACCTGCCTGCGTTAAAACAATGTTTTCTAATGATACTGATTGATTAGCATTGTTAACATCTAAAATAACGCTAAAATCAAGCGCAATATTATCTATTGTAACATTGTTTAATAATCCATTTATCTGCAATTGATTTGCTTGTATAAGAGCAATATTATCAATTGCATTTGACTGTGACAAATCATTAACAACTAAATTTCCTGCTTGAGTCAATGCAATATTGTCAATACTATTTGACTGACTGATATTGTTTATTGTCAGCGTTCCACCTGCATTCAACGTCAAATTATCAATTGAAACAGATTGACTGCTATTGTCAATTGATAAAATATTTTGTTGTGTTAATGCTATTGATTGAAGCGCGTTTGACTGTGATAGATTATTTGCTTGAAGTTGTGTTGATTGTGACAGAGTTACATTATCAAGAGAATTGCTATTATCAAGATTATTAACTGCAATACTATTTGCTTGCGTTAATGAGATATTATCAAGTAATGATGACTGCGATATGTTATCCGGAGTTAAATTATTAGCCTGTGCAAGTGCAACCGAATCTAAAGTGTTATTGTGTGATAAATTGTTTATTAAAAGTTGTATGCCTGCGGCATCAGCAAAGTAATACCACTTACGACGGGGTTTTAGGATTTGGTAGGGGGCTTCGCATAGTGATTGAATTTCATCAGTAGATAGAAATTTATCATATCCGTGTAAAAAGTAACCATGGAAATCACCTACAGTACCACCATACGTACCATGCTGCAAAATATTCATTTTTGCTGTTGTAGCACCCACATAGATACTCCCTGTCATAGAAGCATCCGTAACATTTGCAGGGTACTCCACGCCATCTACAAAAAATCTAACAGAGCCGTCGCTTTTCCACTGACATGCAACAATCATGTATTTATTGGCCGAACCAGGGTCAACAGACATTTCTGCTTTAAAGTACGGTCCGTAATATCCACTCTGAACAGTAAACGTAAGTTGGGCATATGTCAAATATTTAACGCCGACACTTATTGAACGTTCTTTGTATAGTAATTTTGTATTTCCTGGTGTCCCTTCGTGATAGATACCAGCAACAATAGTAAACTCTGTTGCTCCTGAAAACGGCGATTGTATTACATTATTTTCGTAAACGTTCGGCAAATCTCTTGTTGACCTAAAACTCGCTCCATACGGAGAATAACCGACAGGCTTCGGTGTTATTATTCTTTTTTCTGTTATAGGGTCATATATATCACTACCGATAGCGGTCGCTACTAAGGCATTAGTTAATTCATTACTGTAGTCGACTTCGTAAGTGTTAGTTTCTGGCTGGTCGTAGCTGAACCTTTCCCAGCGTGGTATAAAAACCATTCTTAAACACTCTCAGGATTCACGCCGCGCATTGTTACTGTTTCAGAAGCTAAGGCTGCGCCTGAATTGTTAATGAAATGTAGCTTCCAGAAACTTTTAGTATCATAATATTGTAAAACTTTAGTCACAGCAGTAGTTCCATTTAGTTCAACAGAACCAATACGTCTCATATTAGATGTTTTAGCTGTAGATGATAAAGAACCGGTTGCATTGCCTTCTAATACGTAAACATCGACTGTTCCTGTAGTTGCAGCGGTGGCAGTTAGTGTAATTGAAAAATCAACCCACATATACCTATCAACTGTGTTGTCATGTTCGGCAGTTTCACTAACTGATGCGGTATCTGCAAGTGTAGATAGCCCTGTTACAGTTAATGTTGATGGTGCTGCATAAAGTGGTTTAGCTAATGCCATTATAGTTCATCCTTTCCTTCGTCAGTTTCAATTGACTTTTCGCAATGTCTTTTATCAATTAAACTTAGTAATTTGCAAATAAAGTAGCAGATTCGGCAGTTTGCCTTGTTCTTGCCCATTCTACTGCTAAGTGTTTCTTCATCAGGGTCTCCACCGAATAATGCTAACCAGTATGTTCCAGATATACTTTTTAAACATAGTTTCTAGCATTAACAATGTCAGTTAAAGTAACATCGCCTTGCCAATTCTGGCCAGCCCACGAAACTAAACTATCACCTAAGGATAAAATAGTTGTTTTATCAGTAGTTGTAATTATTCCAGCAGTTACAAGGTTATCTAAAATAGTTGTCAGCTTATTTAAGTAAGCAGCATCATTGACATCAAACATTTGAAACTCTTGTAATGCAATTTCAGCAGCACGAGCAGCAGGGTCAGTTGAATCTTTAATAACTAATCGTTTATCAATTAACTGAAGATAAGCTTTAATTTTAGCTACCGAAATAGGTTGTTTTACTGGAATATCTTTAGTATTTAGCGCTGTTCTGATTTGCTCATCAGTAAATGTTGAAAATGTAGGGTCGGCTAGTTTTGATTTTAAGATTGAATAGTCAGGCATAGTTAACCTTTATTGTTTGGTGATATATATAAATCAGATTGAGACTTTATCCCAAGAAAACTAAAAACCGTATTCTTGTGTTCATTAGCTATCGCAAGGCTTATCTGACTGTCGTTATCTCTTGCTAAAAGCCGGTATGCGCACCAAGATACGATTATTGGTGAATAAACCTCATTAACTGTAATAGAATCAGATTGAGTTACCACCTCTGCTGGAATCTTAACCAGACTTAATTCTATGCTATGAGGTAATGATGCTGGGACTGGGTAAATGTAAAACTCATCAGGAGTACGCTCATCATAAGCATAATTGACAATATTGGCGCCTGTCTTTGTATGCCAGTTTAAATCTATATCAGTCAAACTATCAATGGACACTGCACTTCTTATTGCTTGTCCGCCAGTGTTTCTTATAACAGATAGAAGCCTTCTATACCCTGATGGTATTTTCTGCTTACTGTCTGCTGATGTTATTTGATATGTAATAGTTTCAGATAGAGCATCAGGCTTGTAAATTGTTATGAGCTTCTGTGCATCATTGATGTTATCAATTAAATCGCTTACAGAATAAGTGATGTTTGATACATCATTGACTATCTTTGAAACCTGTAAAATTATATCGCTTGCTATCATCTACATATCCAGTGTGAATTTTGCTTCAGATACAAGGTTACCATACTGATTATTAGACTCAACTGTGATATCTCCCATAAGTCTCCACCACTCATGCTTATTAACTGTTGCATAATCAGGCGCTGACCACTCTTTACCTGGCTGCATCATGAGCATATATTTTACTCTTGCAGCAACACACATAGCCCATCTGTTTACAAAATCATCAGGGATTGTCGTTGATGTGATAACGGGCTGATATGAGTATTGAACACGAATATCATTAAATGCTACACCTGACTTTGGCGTCGGGTATAAATTTAACGTATCCTGTGGAAAGACTCGATAATAAACAATAGTCTCTCCATCTATTGAATCATCAATCGGTATCAACGATGATGCCTCTGTGTATAGTGGTATCTGATATACATTACCGCCTGTCGTTGAAACAGACTTAATGTCTATAACCTCCATCCCTGTTGGTGGTGCTATCTGATATGACTTTTGACCTCCAATAGGAGATACTAATTGATAACTCCTTAGTATATCCGTCCGTCTGCATATCTCCCTGACTGAATCAACAATAGCCCTGTCAACCATAGGGATAGGACATCCTGGTAACTCAGGCAAAACAAACGGATACACTTCAGATAACTGAGCCATTTATTTTACAACACTGAATGGATATGTGTGGGCTTCAATTTTTTTCAATGGCTTGTCTTCTCCCTGGAATTCGTATGTTTCCTTAACTGCATTGTTAAGAACCTCAACGACACTTTCTGGCACGCTTACCTCTTCACCACGCTTAATTAGATAAACTTTTCCATTCACACTTACAGTAATTTGTTCTTCAGCACCTTGCTCGCTTGATTTATGAACAATAATTGTTTTGCGTTTTTCTTTTTTGCGCAAATTCTTTGCTTTAACTGGTGTTGTTGTCTTCTCTAAATCTTGTTCTTCCTCGATAAATTCATTTTCAGCCATGTCTTATTTCCTCTTTTTTTAAAAAAAACAGCCGCAACATTCTATGTTAAACGGCTGTTGGTTGTTTATTGCATCAGATGTTAAATATCAGTTGCTGCGACTTCAATACGCTGAATCCATGTTTGATTAAGGATTGTTGCATTAAAGTAGCATTTCCACCCGACATATCCTTTTTGACCTAGCGGGTCAGACTTTGATGGGGTACCTGGGTTTAGCACTGATGGAGTAATTGATTTAGCCCCCTTCAGCGGAACAAGACCGTACGCCTCTTTTGCTACTACGATAATAGGATACACATCAGCATTTGTTCCTGTTGTTGATATTGTTCCGTTATTTGCGGCCAAGCCTCCAGCGTCAGGAAATGGAACCAATAAAGGAGACAAAATAATTCTTACATTCTCAATAGTTCCTACTTCCTCTGGGCACAACGGTTTGCGTGAGCCGTAACGAGAAACAGGAATGAAGTTAGGCAGGTTTCGAATATCGGCTTCTAAGTCTGTATGACCAAAAGCAATGTATCCACCTTCAATCGGGGTGGTATTGATTTTTACAGAACCATCCAGCATCTGCGTGATAGGTTTTCCACGAGCAGCTTTTAGCGCCCTTACTGCGCCACGCAAGACTGACAGTGATACAGGCGAGTCAACTGCGCTTCTGGCTGAGTGAGCTGGCAAGTCGTAGATAACTGATGTGCCACCCTTGATTGCGCCATAAGTAACCATTTCAACTGTTTCAGCAGCTTGCTCACCACTCAGCATTGAAGCGTCTTTCAGTACAGGGTCTTCAGCCAAATCCTCAACTACGTCAGTGATTTCTGTAACGCCGCCATACTGATTGATTGGCACAGTAACGTCTTCATACGTCAATGCTTGAGAAGTAGGTGTAACGCCTTCAGTCAATGGCGTAGTTGAAACTGCGAAAGGTTTTGGTCTGCGAAACTTGACAGTATTCGCATTGTTTTTTGGAAGTGGCTTGTTTTGTCCAAATTTAGATAAAACAAGAATTGGTTCTGCGTGAGACAACATTTCTTTTGTTGCCCATGCCGCGGTACGTTGATTGATAACGCCGTAATTTGTAACAGCCATAATTAGCCCTCTATAAATGAAAAATAAATAATAAATTGGTCATAAACTTACTATTCAGTATTTACATTCAAAGAGGGCTTGTTGTTGCGGCAATTGAATTGCGGCTTCTATGCCGTCTTTTTACTGTATAACTGTACTGTAAAAATCAATCGCTTTATATCATCAAAGCATTATAATGTCAATACCCGCGTGATTTTTTGATTGCGTCCTGCTTTGCAAAATATTCGAAAGCACCTTCAAAGTCATCCGGAGGGCCTGATACACGACCTGTGTTTCTTTGCTTTACAGCAACATTTGATTGCAGCTTCTCTTGTCGTTTTCGCTTAATCTCATCTGCCGGAGCAGACTGATTGGTGTTTTCTGAATTGCTAATACCATTCATGCTTTTGTATGAGTTAATCAGATACAAATAATCATCAGCATTAACGGATTGCACTAGCGACTGAACAGGTGCTGGCTGTGATTCAATCCATTGTGAGAACCCCTCAGACTGCACAATATCTTCCCACTCTGGCTCCTTTTCAGATAACGCTGCTATCTGAGCATTGATATAAGCTTGCTCTCTGTCTTGCTCGATTGGCTGTAGCTTAGACTCAATCTCCTGCATCATTTCATTGCGAATGAGTTCACGTTCTTTTTGCAGTCGTTTTTCTAACTGCTCCGCAAGGAACTCATCTTCTTCTTTTAATAGATTCCATTCGTCATCATCATTATCATCAGAATTGTCATCATCACTTTGACTCTGTGACTCAGCAATGCGCTGTTCCATTAAATCATTTATTTTCTGCTGTAGAGCACTCACACGACCTTCGTTTGACTTCTTGTAATGCTCTAATTCTTCTTTTTCTTTTCTTAATCTTTCTAATTCTGATTCTTCGTCATCTACACTGACATCAGTATCATCATCGACTCTGCTATCATCCAGTCCAGTATCGTCATTTTCATCATTGTCGCCATGCTGTTCTCCACTATCAACTTCGTCAGAACTGGCAAACTCATCAAAAGCATCCTCAAAATCTTTATCATCATTTTTGATTTCTTCACTCATTATTATCTCCACTCTTTAATTTTATAATAGCGTTAATAACGCTTATTTTGCCACGCAAATACTGTGTTGTTCCAAAGTCAACATTCACATTTTCAATACGAGCCCTTGCCCTGTCTAACTCAGCATTACATACTTTTTCAACTTCAATCCATGATTCTTCATTGATGTTTACTTTGCTCATATCCCGCTCCCCATAGTTTCTTTAATTTGCTTCTCAGCCATGAACAAATTTGCTTTATTGTCTTCCTGTAATTGAGTCTTGCCTGAGTCAACCTCAGCTTTTAGTTGTGCAATCTGCAAATCAGCCTCAGCTTTCATCTGAGCAATTTGCAATTTAGTTTGTGCATCTAATTGTGCAATAGCTATTTTGACATCAGCATCATCTTGTTGATGCATGCCCTGTGATTGCTCCGCCATTGCTTTTTGCTCAGCTTCTATTTCCTCATCAGTTTTCACAATCTCATCTGCAACTAAATGCTGTGCCTGAACCGCCTTTCTGTACAGCGCTGGTATTTTAGTAATGTCCATAAAAACTGGTGATGATGCAATCTGCAACAATCCCATCAATGCCTGCGTCTGTGTTTCTTTAACTAGCAGCGTAGAACTTCCTCGTGCGCTAACTTCAAAGTCACCTTTGATTTCATCTTTGTCATTAAACTGCATATTCCAATCATAAAATCGAGTGATAACAGGAACAGTTATATTGTCATCAAAATTCTTAACAACGCGTCTCAGAACTGTATTAGCTGAATTCATTATCATTGACATGCCTGTTGCTGTGTCTGGCGCATTTCCAATTTCACCCTGAGCTAACAACGGCAAATTCGTAACATCATCCATCATCTGTTTAGCTTGCGAATAAATTGCTGACAATTCATTTTGATGCGACGGTATTTCAAATGTGGCAAATGCACTACGAACATCCACATCAGGGTCGCGCACAAACCACTCTTTGCGTGGAGCAAGTTTCCAGTTACCATCCGCAGGGACAATATTTTCTCTATTGATGATAACCTGCGGCCCTGTTGACAATCCCGCATTATCAATAACCATGCGCCATGCTGCATTCATTATGCGCTGTTCGTTTCTGACTAAAAATGGTACGCCCATGCCGAATATTGAACTATCGTCACGTTCATAGATAAACGTAGAATAAGGGCGCTCGCCGGTTTCCATAGGGTTTTCATCTATTTTAATGATGTTGCTGCCAATAAAAACGACAACAACTTCTTTTTGCTCCATGACTTCATCGTCATCAACATCACATCCGCAAGTGCGCATATCATCAACATCGAGTGGGCCGTGATACTCCCACATTTCATACTTACCTTTATTGATGTCAACTGACAAATTAGACAGCTCTCTTAATTTTGCAATGTAGCTAGAGCCTGACGCATTTTGCTCTGAGCGCTCATTGCGCAATACTCTCTCAATTGATGAGCGTATATATCCAGGCCTTTTTGATAGCTCAATCAATTGCTTACGTGATACAAATCTGCGCTCAAACACAAACTGCGCGTCGTCAATGTCAGTCGCTGACATATCCGGGAAAAAATCCCATATCTTTACATGCTCAACGCCTGGTCGATATTCGTCTTCTATTGTCACAGCATAAACTGACTCATTTGTCCCATCGATTTTTTGCCAACTTTTACGAGTTCTGTTCATGATGACCGGTGCTTTTATAACTCCGGTTCCGAACAAACACGCATCATGAATAACTTGCCGGCACACGTCTTGATAGTTTGCTTCAGACAACTGGTCGTCAATCTCAGTCATCATTTTGTTGCATTTTTCACGCGCTTCTTCTTCGATTGACTCTTTCAGTTCTTTCTCTTGCTGCTCGTCAATGTCGTAGCCAAATTGCATTAACGACGGAACTGGTGTTGGTTTGATTCCCCAGTTTTTGTCGTCCGTTGGAAACAGCATCTCAGACAAACGCGACTCTGCTGCCGCTGTCTTTGCTCGCGTTCCGTTCACAAATGCTTTTGAGCCGCCTTGCTTCTCTAATCTCGCTAATGTCTGTGCGTCATATTTGCCCAGATATTGCTCTAAATCAGCAAGCCATCTATCTTCAATAACTTGTCTTATTCCGATTTGCTCTTCTGCCATTCGCATCAACCCAGCGCCTACGGCGAGCATATCTAACTCAGACTTTGCGTTTAGCTCATCTTCTGTCATGCCTGCATTTTCTTCAATCATTTCATTATTCATTTAATAGCCTATAGCTGTGTCGCCGGGGGTGAATGATATTGTATTTCCGTAATCAATTATTTCTCTTTCTTTGTTTTTTCTTATTGCTTCTGCTGCATAGCGTAGCGCGTCGATGCAATTGTGAACCAATACACCATTCGCAAAAAATTCATGGTCATGCTCAACAGTTATGTCATAAACTTTTCTTGCGATTCCAGCGTCCGTAACTGCTAGCACACGACCTTGAGCAATATTTTGTTTTTGAGTATTTGTTTGTTGTAAATTTATTTCCGCACTTACACAACCTTTCTTCATTGTCAACACCTGATTTTCGTCTTGCTGCTGATTTGCATTTATTTGAACAATATTTGTCAATGTTGCCAATTTTGTTTGGTTTAAACATGTTATTACAGTTTTCGCACAACTTATGAACTGGCTTAAATTTCTTATACGCAATTGCGCCAATCTCTCTATGTTTTTCGATTCCTTCTTTTGTAGAGTGCCACTCTTTAGTGAGATGCCTGATTGAATCAAGGTGCCTCCGTTGAAATTCTCGCCTATCTTTAGACCATTCGTGTCTATTAGCGTGTTCTCTTGGGCTAACGCATTCAAGATTTGATATATCGTTATTAGTTGTGTCTTCATCTTTGTGATGGATGTGAAATCCTTTCGGTATTTCTCCATTTGCGTCGACCCATACCCTTCTGTGAAGAAACTCAGTTCCGCCAGCAATTGACCTTTTGAAATAATCTCTATCGCTTTGTCTATTGCTATTTGGGTATCTCCTATAAACCTTTCCTTTATACTCAATTGTTTCAACGCTTTGCACGATAAGCCCTCAGTATTTAAAATATCATCATTGTAACTCAAAGCATCGGCACGAACAAAGCCTCGGTTTTCAGTATAAACCTCGTGGTCTGGTGTGCAATACAAAACTCCGCCAGTTGTTTTTAATTTTAATATTTGTCTGTTAGTATCTGTTTCTCCTGCCCACAAGACATTTCTGTAACCGTTTCTAGTCAGGACCTTGTCGTTAGTTGTTACATTTTCTATAGCTTTCAACCCAGAATCTGTTGTTATCATTACACCTTCTGCGATGCAATGATTGTGTTTGTCTTCAAATTCAGGCAGTATATCGCCGGTCAATTTGTCTACTTTGTAATTGTAATTGTTCAGTTCATAAATAACGTTCTCGCAACGCGGATGAACAATGATGTCGAATGATTTTAAAAACTCTATGCCGTCTTTAATGCTGTTTGCGCCTTTCTTTGCTGCTTTTATTTTAAACCCGCGTTTTTTCATGTATGAAATCAGTTCAGGTCTTGCTGAATCTGCTGTAATGTAATACCTGTTTGACAGCGGAACCGAATCAAATAAATCAGGTGTGTTATCTATCTCACATCCGACCATATATGCCTCATAATCAATATAGAGCGCATTGTTGTCGATGCTGGAACGAATCAGCACGGTTGGGTCATTAGCAAAACCCCAGTCTGCTCCGAATCTAAATATTGTGCCAGGCGGACGTGTGAATTTTTTTATTGTGAAATTATTGAAAACACGCGCTTTAGATGATTGCTCATATTCACCTTCCCACACGTGTCGATATTTATCATAGTCGCGTTTTTTGTCATACTCTAACTCATCGCGCAAAACATCCGGAAACCACGGGTTGTCTGAATAATTTACTTTTATACAGATAGAATCATCTCTGTTGTTTGCATCATTGCGCATGAACACGTCAACCGGGTCGGTTTGTTTGCGCGGGTTCCATGTAAACCATATTTCAGACCCGTCTTTCCTTATTGTCGGTCTGAGCAAATCCAGTGAGCGCTGAGATAACGACTGAGCTTCTTCTACCCAGGCAATGTCGTACCCTTCTAATGATTTGATTGAGTCTGCTGTATGATTCTGCATCCCTTGAAATATAATTTGACCGCCATTTTTGCATTTTATGACAGTTTCTTGTATTTCGAACAGCGATTGAGCACCGAGTTTTTCGATTTTTATTTCGAGCAGTTTTTTTACTGATTGATTGAGTGATTTTTGAATCTCACGAATGCACACAGCGTCCGTTCTCTGCATGATACAGCGCTCGATTAGCAATTCAGCAAAAAAATGAGATTTTCCACTGCCACGACCGCCATACGCACCAATATAACGATATTTTTTTTTGAATATCGGTAAAAAAACTTTCGGTGTTTCGATATTTAGTTCAGACACTAATCGTTATCAACAATAACTCGTTTGATTACTGTAATTTGATTTAATTCTGCATCAATAGAATGCTCTATTGATTTTAGTTTTGGAGTAACATAGCTTGCGACTTCTTTTGTTGCATTGAATCTGATGTTATCGTCCAAATTTTCATCGTGTGCCATGTCAGCAAGAGCAACAACTGGATGCCAGTCAGGATACTTTTCTTGTATCATGTTAATTAATTTTTTCTTATCAGCGTTCGGTACGCCGCGAGGCCTGCCTGCTTTTCTTTTGCTCTTGCCGCTGCCATCTTTTCGACTGTGAGACGGTTTAACTTCTAATGTCATTTTAGCCACATTTTTGTTAGTTTAATATTCGTCTTATATCACAAACTAATATTTTATGCAAAAAAAAGCCCGCTTTGCGCGGGCTGAGTTTGGCTTTAAGGAGGAAAGCCGAAAAGGCAAAACAAAATGAAACTTATTGTAGCAGTATTTTTAGCAGGCCGTCAACTGCTCTTTTATATGCTGCACTACGATTGTTATCGTAGCTGATTGAAATATAGTCTCCTTGTCTGGCAGCTACACGATAGACTGTTTCATTTTTGTGATTATGTTTTGTAGTTTTAATATTCATTTTTTTCTCTATTTTTGTTTAAGTTGGACTCATTTTATAATAAATAAATTTTTTGTCAAATTTATTTTTTTACTGATAGTCGAAAAACAAAGCAATCAATGCAATCAATGCAATCAATTCAATCACCAGTCATTAGCAACGCTGACAATGAGCTTGCTTTTATAGCGACCTGATGTCGCCATGTCGCGCTTATTTTTATATATATGCTGCGATTCATCGCTATCATAATAGCCGGCTATGAACAATAATTGCATTGACGGTTGTTTAAAATCAAATGCCA